GCGCACTTCCTAAAGGAAAGAAAACGTTGTATAAACTCCTTTAATGAATGTAAGCATTAGTTTAAGACACATGCAATGTCGAATTGGTGGTTACGCGTTAGAAAATAACCCGACCTCGCCAATATAAATTCACAATTCAACTACTGCCCAAGCATGGGCATCACTCAGCCAAACACCTCTCTTCTTGAGGTCATTGGCTCTACCAAGCATCCTGAAAACCGGAATATTGTGCAATACGCACAAGCTTTCGATATCAGATGCCTCCTCGTTCCTCACAGCTTCAATCAAATCCTGATTTTCCGTAAAGAAAGAAAGAGCATAAGCCGCACAATCAGTGTCACTCTGCTCGACGGATAGACGAGTTCCAACGACATAATCCGGTTGGACCAAATCGTAGAAAACACTTCTGTCACGCATTGCCATGTACAGATCGAGAATACTGTCCAACAGAGCTGGGTCAAATTCACAATACGCCACGCGAACGGCTTCCTTCAGATATCTATAATCACTCTCACTGAGCGAAATATACCTGTCGTAGAAAGCCTCAGCCAATTCATTGACCCTGTCCATGTCTCTGGCTGGTTTGACTACTGCCTTGCAGACCATTCGAATCGGATCCGGAACAAGGGATGCTTCCAACAAAAACCTACCGGCATGGTATGGTGGTTTGTTAAAATCCTCCGTCAACTGAGTGGCACGGATCTCTGGAACTGAAACTGGAAGCAAAGGGCTAATTTTGTCGCTAATGTAGTCATCTCCTTTGACGATCAGCGTCGCTGTAGACAATTCATGCGAACCAAAACGTTCAACCATCACCGTCAATACTTCAAAAATATTGCGGATCAAAGTGAAAGGATCGCCAGAACCTAAGTTATTTTCTGCTTGACCATTATAAAGACCAGAATGAAGGGACCTGTAACGATAGTAAGTTGACTGTTTCTCGTACAGCTCAGCAAGATCACTCGGGACGCCGAAGTACTCCAGCGCCAACCGGAAAACCCTAAGCGTAACAGGCGTATGACTAGTGTCTTGCCGCTTGACATCAGCTTGATAATTCTCATCCATAAACCGGGAAAAGGCACCGCAATTTCGAAGTCCTCTGGCCAAGTCACTGTCTGAATAACCAGAATCCAGGAAAACACCATCCCTACAAGCGAGCCGAACGTTCCGGAGGAATGTTTTACTCCAAGGACCCATCTGAGCATTGTAATCCGCAGGACTGGCCAAGACGGTCTGACCATAGTTTTCCTCCATGGCAAACTGTCTTTTGACCTTGACTTTGACTTGCGTCTTAAGAAAACCGTAAGAACGGACCGAAGCGCTTGTCAGGCCAAAAGGATCACTGAGAAGGTACTTCCTGACGAAATCCGAGGTTCTACCTTCAGCCCAGTCGGTGGCCATTGGCCCAGTGGAGAAATCACAAGCCTTGCTTTCGTCAAAGAAAGACTTTATGACCTCGCCGAAAAGGCGCTCACCCTCCGATTTGATGTACTGCTCATCATGATCAATTTTCCTTGGGCGGGCAGTACGCTCGACTACGTTCTTAAGATCTAACACTTCGTCTTTGGACGTTTGATTAACGGCCAACCTGTTCATGCCTTCGAAAACCGATCTAATCGGTTCGGGTTCCACGAAAGTGGGACGTCTCAAAGACCACAAGCCCATGGCCGACTGGAAGACAGGATACTTCACGGCATCTGTCTCAGCGTAAGGCTTCTCCGACCCGATCAGTGTTTTAAGTTCGAACGAAACGCCATCAACAGCTCTGGGCCCGTCCACCGAACTTGCCTTCGGCCATGGTCTCCAGTCTTCCTTAATCGGACCGAGCGAGGCAATCTTCCCCATCTGAGGAAGAATTCCCCTCTGATACATCATGTCAAGAATCGGGGAAGACTTTAACCTTGCCGACTGGTAAGAACTCAAGGGAGCGGCGAACTTCTCCTTCGGCGTTAGCTTGGTCATCCTCCCATCGACTTTAGACCAGTTTTCAAACTGCAACCCGCTCAACTCGCCGAGATCGTGTTGGTAACAAGCAACGACCATTCCTTTCGAATGCCTAGAAGTTGCGACGTAAAACATCCCGCGTTGGTTTGCGAACCAACGTTCTGCTTTTGTCGTGGCCGTACACAACAAATAGGCGAACTCTGATCTTGAGCCCTGAACGCGACTTATGGACAACCAATCAGCTTGTCTTTCTGGGTCGAAACCCATTTCTTCGTCCGTCCTCTTCCAACCAAGTCTGGGACCCAAACGGTCCTTGTAAACCAAGGCGTTCTTGTAGACATCCTTGCCTATCCAATCAGTGGACACATGATCTGGGCCGACGAAGAAAATTGAGTGTCTTATGATATTCCTCGTCTGGAAAAGACTCTCAAACTGGTCACCACTCGATGCCCACTTCAATATGTGGAGCGCGTCGAGAGGCATGGTGTTCGACACAAGCATTCTCATGATGGGAACGCCGAGGACCTTTAAATCCTCAACCGTAATTTCAGCCCCATCTTCATACTGTTGTTTGCGGTCACCTAGGGCTATGACCCTAATATTTCTCCTTGCTGCCATCGAGAGATATGCTGCCAACTCCGCTTTGGTGTAAGCATAAACTTCATCAATTATCAAAAGTTCACGGCCAGCAAGCGTCGATTCCCTCAAACCATGCCTGGTCACGGCTACGCCTACCTTGTGAACGCGCCAATCATCAGCCAGCTTTCTGGACGGAACAACAGTCACGGCAGCTCTCTTCGTCTCCCTAACAAGTATCCTCAGGACGCTACTTTTCGCAGAGCCGGCGAGCCCATCCAATAAAATAGATGGGACTCTCAACGCGTTCTCGTCAAACCCTTGGAAAAAGTTGCGCTGAATGTTTCCCATGGCATCAGTGCCATAATTGTCCACTGGCCTGTTCAAGGTGGTTTGCCCAAGTGTGAGGTCCTGCCTCACAACCTTAAGAGCCTCCTCACATATACTCACCGCGCCAGAATCTGGCGCCGGAAACTCACCACCACTGGTTAGTGCTTGCCTGACATCACCCATGCTGCCAAACACACCAACGAACGCCTTGTTTGACTTGGACTCATCAGGAGCACTGACAAAAGAAACGCCACCGCCTGGATTGAAATTCGAACTGGTGTAATTTTCTCCGACATCAGCCGGGAGCACCAAACGCATAGAAGTGCTGACGTCGCCAACATCCTTCTTGACATCATCTACAACCCTCGGATTCTTCCAACTTGTGAAAAAGTCGAAGAAACCAGAGCCAGATTTCTTGTCAGCCCCACCAGCATCGTCCGAGTTCAGCGTCTCGGCCTCCACATCGGAGTCATCCGTATCAATGTCACCGCATTCAGACGAATCGCGACCCGAATCGCTTGAACTGTCGTCGGATTCACTACCAACCGCAGAATACGACACGTCTTCAATAAATTTCTCCCCGAAACCTTTACCCGGTTTCTGGCGACAGGTCCAATGAGTGACGACATCATAATCGTGACGACCCCTAGCTGCCAAACCTGGTATGCGATTGTCATTTTCCAAATTGAACAACTTGCGGTAACCATTCTTGGCACTCGACCACCAACCTCGGGCGGTTCTCTCTGAAAAGAACTCTCTCATCCGACCGATCATGATCATGGCATCCGCTTTGTCGACACCCGCGCAGGAGATTGCGTGAACAGCAACACTCACGAACTCTCGATGACCGAGCCTCCAAGACTTGTCCAAAGTGACACCGCCAATCCTTATGGCAGCTTCAAGCCCTAAGATCCTACCTGTGGTACTTTCAAAAAGATTCTTAGCTCCGTTCAACTGTACCACATACTTGACGACCTGATCAAACTTGTCCTGAGGTACCGTGAAATACTTCAGTTGATCAGCCTCTCTAGTCAGGTCAGTCAGCACGTAATGCCCAGCATCGGGCATCTTCCACAAAGTGTCATGACCTTCTTGAGGGCCTGCACCAATCTGCAAATAGAACAGATAAGAACTGCCAACCTGCGCAATTGCCTCCATGGTGACGTCATAGCCATCAACTGGCCTGTGAGGTTTCACCCACGACATTGTGCGCCAAAAGGAATTGTCATACCCTGCCACGGGCATGCCCAAGATGGCCATAGACAAACCGTCGCCACGCCTCGTGTACCTCACGTTCATGACAGTGTCTTCCCACTCAGTGATGCGCTCATCCATCATGACAATTGGAATGTTCATGGCCACATAGGCCCTCGAAATCCCACTTTTAATGCATGTCTCAATGAAGTTTTGCTTGCAAAGATCTTGCGTGGAAAAGAAAGACACGGCAATGCCATTCCTGAACTTGGAATTCACTTTATCGTAAGTGAACGGAACGGGTTCTGTCTTCCGGGCGTAAAAGCTTCGCTGCTTGCTTGTGCCGCCGAGATTGTGCCTGGCTTCGTCTCTACCAGACAAGACGGGTCCAAAATTCTTTGCTACCCTGGGCATTTTCGAAACTTGCCTAACATTAGCCCCGATCATCACAACAGGATCTTGCATTTTGTCGGCAACCAAAGCCCGAGCGACCACCAATTCAAAGGCCCTTCTTGCAGCCCATAACTCCGGGTGCGAATGCATGCGATTGACGATACGAAAATAGAAGAACGGCAGAGCATTTTGAAAATGTTTGGCCGTCTCCTGAGAAACCGCAGCAGGCAGCAAAAGGAAATTCTTCGAAGTGGATGTAGCCGTGTTGATCAGCGGTGCGAGGAAAGTATTTGAGACCAACCTCGAAGCTGCCGTATCGTCTTTGAGCAGCTCAACTTCCTTCCTTATCGAGAAGTAGAAAGGATCAAGCTTCACCACATGCGTGTGGTCTTTAACGTCGTAGGCTTCATCAGACAGCACTGCAGAAACAGCATAGTACTCCTGAGCCCGCTCGACAATGCGGTCAAACGTGTATTTTTCTCCGATTGTTTCCCTTACAGGCCCCAACCGCTGCAGTTCCTTGTCGACATAATACCAGTCCAAAATGACGCCGGCGCTGACGATCAGCCCAGCAGCAACAACACCACCGGCTGCCACCTGGGACATGACCGTTATAGCAGGTACGGCAGCTTCCTTCAAAGTGTCGATGGCATTCATCAGGAAAGGATGACCAGCATCCACTGCCCGTTCTATTGCCATATCTACCTCCTTGTTAGTCACACCAAACGCTCTCGCAAATGCCTTTGCAGGACCAAGTATATCTGACCTCCAAGCTGCAAACCTACGACGAAGCATCCACTGACTCCAATGAACCTGCGTGTTGCGAACCATGTACATGCCAGCCATAGTCATCAACTTCGCTTGACGTGTGTCTTCGTCGTAATCACTCTCCATAGCATCTTCGAAGAGACGCGGAGACCACTCGGTGTCCGAATACAACGTCGCAGCAGCAACGTTTGCTGCCGCTTTGGCCTCCGCTGGATTCGTCCACCTACCCACAACACTCTTGACTATCTCAACAAAGTTGGATCGCGCTATTTTCTTCACGCCACCCTGCTCTATGAGGTTCTCCATGCTGTTGCCCAATTGATGGTAATTGTCAGCAGCATCTTCACTTAAAGCATTTGTTTTTCCCAACACGTCTGTCAAGAAACCCAATGCTTCGTCCTTAGCGGTGGCCCCCACCGCAACCATGTCAGAAATCAACGAACCAACAACCGTGTTGAAGTCCAAACACCGCAACTGGCTAAGAAGCGTTTTGGTCTGCGTAGGGTCCACGAACACATGACACACACCACTACCAGTTGCCACAACCGACAGACCACCTTCATCATTGTCCCAAAAACAAACAACCTGCTCCTTCTCATCAGGAAGGAACGAAGTCCAACCCGAAAACTCATCATCCTCCTCTTCGTCAAAAACTTTGCGCTCAGCGTCGCGCTGAGCCAAGAAATCTCCGACGCACGGCCACTTGCCAAGCAGTTTAACTGCCTCCAAGCCATTCCCCCTGAATTTCTCCAGATAACAGTAACCTGGGCCAAACCGTTCACCTTTCGCAGCGCCAGCACGGACAACCGAAAAGGATGCCATACTGGAAAGAAATTCAACCAAAACCTTGAAACAAGGGAAACTGGTTGAATGGGGTCCCACACTAAAACATTCACGCCGTGGCTGAATGTCGAAATGTAGG